AAATACAGAGAAGAAGAAGCATTAGGGTTTGTCAGAAATGTAGTCAAGAGTTTTGAATGGAAATACAACGACAAAGAAATTGTTTAATTAATTACGTTATATAGTTATGATTGAGAAAATTAGTATCAACAAAATATTCAGCAATCCTGTTAATCCTAGATTGATTAAACAAGATAAATTCAAAAAGTTAGTCAAGAGTATTAAGGATTTTCCTGAGATGCTTAAATTAAGACCTATTGTAGTAAATTCTGAATACGGAATACTAGGAGGTAATATGAGATACAACGCCTGCAAGGAGCTTGACCTTAAAGATGTTTGGATTATAAAAGCTGATAATCTTACTCAAAAACAAATGGAGCAGTTTGTTATTAAAGACAATGTAGGCTTTGGTGAATGGGATTGGGATATTTTAGCAAATGATTGGGATATAAAAGAATTAGAAGAATGGGGATTAGATGGTTTTCCTTTTGAAGAAGAAGAAAAAGAATTAAATGATATATCAGATACCATAGAAAGTTCTTTTAGAATAGAAGTAGAAATAGAAAATGAAGAAGAACAAGAAAAATTGTATAATGAATTAATAGAAAAAGGATATATATGCCGAATTTTGACATTATAAAAAAAATTAATCCTAAAAAAACATTTAGAGTTTCTTCTATTATTGGAAAATTTGATTTACAATCCAATGAAGTAATAGAACAATTTAAAGGAAATATTGATATTGAAAATGATTGGCAAATAGGATTGATTGTTGGTAAATCAGGTACAGGAAAAACAACAATAGCAAAACAATTATTTCCCGAATCATACATTACAAATTATAAATACAATTCTGAATCTGTTATTGATGATATGCCAAAAAAAAGTTCTGTTGAAGAAATAACTAAAGCATTTAATTCAGTTGGATTTTCAAGTCCACCAAGTTGGTTAAAGTCTTACAATGTATTATCTAATGGTCAAAAAATGCGAGTTGACTTAGCAAGAGCTATTCTTGAAGAGAATGAAATGTTTGTCTTTGATGAATTTACTTCTGTAGTAGATAGAAATGTAGCTCAAATTGGTTCTTTTGCGATGCAAAAAGCAATAAGAAAAACAAACAAAAAATTTATAGCAGTAACTTGTCATTTTGATGTTATAGATTGGATATTACCTGACTGGATTTTTAATACAGATACAATGACCTTTCAAAGTTTTGAAGGGCAAAAAAAAAATAGACCAAAAATTAAATTTGAAATATACGAAACAAGAAATAAATCAATTTGGAAAATGTTTTCTAAACATCACTATTTAAGTCACAAACATAACAATGCAGCAAAAGTTTTTATAGCTATAATAAATAATGAAATAGCTGGTTTTATCAGCGTATTACACTTTCCTCATCCTAAAGTTAAAAATATGAAAAAAGTACATAGATTAGTTATATTACCTGATTATCAGGGTGGTGGTTTTGGTATTAAGTTTTTAGAAGAAATTGGTAATTTTTATAAAAAAGAAAAATTTAGATTTAATATTGTTACATCTGCTCCAAGTTTAATATATTATTTAAAAAAATCTAGTAAATGGATAACTACAAGATTTTCAAGAACACATACACAATCAAAAGGAACTACTGTTGGAAATATGCAAACATCACACAATAGAATAACTGCATCATTTGAAATAAAATAATATGAACAAAAGTAGACACATAAAAAAAGAATCAATCTTGCAGGCTTTAGAACAGAGCTTGGGAGTTGTTACTGTGGCTTGTAAAAAGGCTGATATACCTAGAAGCACATTCTACAAGTGGATGAATGAAGATATTGAATTTGCTAAACAAGTAAAGGATATTGAAAACATTGCTTTGGATTTTGCAGAGAGCCAGCTACACAAACAGATATCAGATAATTCAACAGCTGCTACAATATTTTATTTAAAGACAAAAGGAAAAAAAAGGGGTTATATAGAAAGACAAGAAATAACAGGAGCAGATGGAATGCCTACTAATTTTCAAATAGAGATAATTGATAAAACCGAAGATTCAGACTAATATTGTCTACAAGCATTTAGTCAATAGTGATAAGAAGATTATTGTTGAGCAAGGAGGTACTCGTTCAGGTAAGACTTACAATATACTCTTATACATAATATTTAAGTATTGCACTAGTCAACAGGGAAAGATTATAACAATATGCAGAAAGACATTCCCTAGTCTTCGCTCGACTGTTCTAAGAGACTTTCTTACAATCCTTAGAGAGAATGACCTTTATAGAGAAGAGTACCATAACAAGTCAAATTCTGAATACAACCTATTTGGAAATTTAATAGAGTTCACATCTCTTGACCAGTCACAAAAGATAAGAGGAAGAAAAAGAGATTTGCTTTTTATTAATGAAGGCAATGAGTTGTATTGGGAAGATTGGCAACAACTTATATTCAGAACACAGGAAAAGATTATCATTGACTTTAACCCATCAGACGAATACCATTGGATATATGACAAGGTAATTACTAGAGATGATTGTGCATTCTTTAAAACAACCTACCTAGATAACCCATTTTTAGAGGAATCTATAAGGTCTGAAATTGAAAGACTCAAATACACAGATGAACAATACTGGCAAATCTATGGACTGGGCGAAAGGTCAGCAAGTAGAAGTACAATATTTAGATATCAAGAATGTAGTTCTATACCAACCACCGCAAACCTTGTGGCTTATGGTATGGATTTTGGCTACACTAATGACCCATCAACCTTAGTTTCAATATACATAAAAGAACACGACCTGTATGTCAAAGAACATTTGTACAGGACTCAAATGACAACAGCAGACATAAACAATTTTTTAAAGAAAGAACAATTAGAAAGGAAACCAATATATGCAGATAGTGCCGAACCAAGATTGATTGATGAGTTGAGGAGAATGGGACACACAATACAACCCAGCTTAAAAGGAAAAGATTCAGTAAATGCAGGAATTGATTTATTAAAGAGATACAAGATTCATATTCTATCAACTTCAGAAAATGCTATATCAGAGTTTAGAAATTACAAATGGCAAGAAGACAGAACTGGTAAGCTCATAAATACCCCTGAAGATAAGCACAACCATATAATAGACCCTTGTAGATATGCAACTTATTCTTTACTGTCTAGACCTAACTTTGGGAAGTACGCTATAAAATAGTTTTAAAATATTTTGTTTATAAGCTAAATAGTTATATATTTGTAATAACAAAAACAAATACTAACCAAACCAAAACAATTATGAAAATGCAAAAATTTGAAGAACCTATTAGAACTGAGATTCTATGGAATGGTATCAGAGATAGTTCTATGACTATTTTAGGCGAAACCGAGAAAGCATATTTTTTTATTGTGTCTAAACTTTTTAGAAAAGGAACAAGTATGTCTTTTGAGCGCATTGAGCGTGAGCAATGGATTCCTAAAAGCGTTTGGGATAATGAATCAAATTTTAAAACTTGTCTTCTTGGAGGAGATACAGGTTTAGAGGTGACTTCATTTACACCACCTTATTTTTTAAACAAATACTAACCAAAAAACAATTAAAATGTCTATTACTAATTTCTTTCCAAAACCTGAACCTAAATTTAAAGACTTTCATACAAAACATTTATGTATAAGAGCTCATAATTCTTATGTTACGCTTATAATATATAAAGTACAAAGAAGTTCATACGGGTATAATCGAAAAACATTAATATTAGCAACGGAGGGCGTTAGCCATAATGAAATGACTTTTGATTTTATACTTTCTAATGTGAGTAAATGTTATGACGTTAAATCTTATGATATGACTTTAGAAATTAACGAGTTGCTTAATAAGTTTAATTCTTCTTTAAAATGAAAAAGCCAAAAACATTAGAAGATTACAAAGCATATGCCTTTGGGTTTTCGTTAATGATTGCTTTCGCTTTATTTCCATTTGCAGGGACAGCCTTGCTTAAATACCTTTTTAACTTATGAGACACTTAGACAAATACAAACAGAACCTTTGCATCGTAGGAAACAATGTATATAGTTATGACACAAACGTAGCAACTATAGTAAATGACAAACTAATCGTATTGGGTTGGTGGTCAGTTACCACTTCCAAACATATCAATTATGTAGCAAGAGAATTAGACTTAGACATAATTAGGTCTTAATTTTTT